GGTGCTGTTTTCTCCTCCCTGCAAAGCAGGATGATGTGATAAGGCTTATGAGAACGATAGGTTCTGTACAGCAATCTCACCAACATAGTCACCGGCGTTGCCGAATGAAGATGCTGTGTTTGTTAGTTCGATGTAACCATAACGTGTCATGAATGATACGACTGGCTCAAAGCTACTTGGATCCAGGACAACGCCTGAGCTCATTAGTGGAACGTATGGGCAATAAAACGCTGGAGCGTCTGTTTCACTTGCGCCTTTGTAACCAACTAGAACTGGAGTTGTGTCTGCTGCATAACTATCGCAGAATACACGCATTGTGCCATTCAATGTACCTACAAACTTAGTGTTTGTTGGAGCTTCGAATGTGCCTTCTGTTGTACGAGCAAAAGCTGATGTTGTTGCTGACTGAAGCACTGTTAGTGCAGCAGGAGAAACAACAGCATAGTTACCAGCGCCACGACGTGTGCGCTGTGCAATCAAGTTAGCTGTTCTGTTGATTAGAACTGCAAGTGCTGCATGCTCGTCACCAACGAAAGTAGCTGTACCTGATACAGTTGCCTGGTTGTATGTGAACTCAGTAGCTGCTAGTGAACGTAGAGAAAGTAGGATCTCTTGATCAATTTCAGCTGTGATTTCTTGTGCAAGTGCTGCCATGATTTCAGCTTCAACGTCAATACCATGCATGGCTTGTGCGTCTTGTGCTGCTTCAAATGTCCAGCGAGCTTGTAGCTTGCGTGTCTTTGCTTCAACAGCTTGCTTTAGGATCTGGACTGAAATCTGACGACCGCCTGAACCTTCAAGTGTTGCTGTGTTTGCACCAGTGTAAATGTTCTGGGCGGCTTGTACGACACCAGCTGTTACTGTAGATGCACTTGAATATGCTTGTGCAATCTTGAATGGTGATAGAGCTTCTTCACCAGCTGTTGTTGATGTGCCAGCTGCTGAGTTGTCTGTCATTGCGTCGGCATAACGTACACGAAGTGTATGGATCTGGCCAACTGGACCTGTCATTGGCTGAACACCAACCAACTCGTTAGCAATAACTGTTGGCATAACACGTCTGATAACTGGTAGAATAACGCGGTTTAGTGTGGCAATGTTGCCTGAACCGGTTGCACCAGCTGTGGCATTCTCAGCCAAGTGTTTGCGAGTGTTTTCAAGTACAACACTCATTGTTGAGCGGCGAGCTCCGCCGAGGCCTTCTAGGAGGGCTTCTTTGGTCTCACCCCAACGGCTTTCTAGTAGTTCTTGTGACATTTCTGTCTCCTTTTTCTATATTTTAAAGCCCTGCTAGGCGTTTTAGTTCAACAACATTATTATTGTGTGTTGGTGCTTCGACGGCCTTTGCAGATTTATTACCAGTTGCTTCAACCAAGCTGTCAGCCTTTTTAGTGGCTTTTGCTTCGCTAAGAACTGCTGGCAAATATTTTTCGAATGCGTTCTTTAAACGGGATGTTTGAACGTTTTCAAGTAGATTTGTCATTACTGCTCTCTTCTCATCATTGAGAGGAGATAGAAGTTCGTCCAATGTAGCATCACGCTCATTAGCTTCACGAATGACTTTAATCTCGTGGTTTTTACTCTCTACAAGTTTTTTAGCTTGTGCTTGAGCTTGGATGGCTTCCGCCAACTGCTTGTCTTTTTCGGCAATTATGTCACTTAGTTTGCGTACTTCTGCATTCTCATTGAGATGAGTAGCACCAAATTCTGTGGCATATGCTTCAAAGATACGACGACCAAAATTATTCTCACGAGCAATTTTGATGTCTTCCTGTAGTTGACTTAGTTCAGCCTTAAGATGTGTAGCAACAGTGGTTGACATTTTCTTAGCAGATTCTTTGATGAACTTGCTCTTCAATGCTTCAAGTTGTCCACGTGCGTCACGAACAAGTCTTACCTTAGATTCAACTAGGTCTTTCTTGTCTGCTGCAAACTCCTTGATTTCGCTGGCCAAAGCACCAACAACAAAAGATTCCAATTTCTCAAAACCTTCTACCTGTACTTTGCGGTCCTTGCGTAGCTCACGTAGTTCTTCAGACAGTTTTGAAACCATAAAGTTATTAAACTTATTGGCGTTCTCTGTCATTGACTTGTTAAACTTCACACGGTCCTCTGCTAGTGCTTTTTTCTCCTCATTGAGAGAAGAAATTTCACTATGCAAACCTTCTGTTACCATACGATCTAGGGCTTCTACCATCACAGTCTTGTCATGCTCATAGCGTTGTGCAAACTCCTCACGAAGTTCTGCACGAACTGTCTCTTTGGCCTCACTTAGCTTTGCTTCCCATTGTTCGGCAATAGCTTGGCGAGTATCCTCATTAACAAGATCGCTATCCAGTAGTGGTTTAATAGCATCTAACATGCGATTCTCCTAAATCTTTAGGTCCTTGATAAGACGAGTTACCTCATCCTTCAAGTACTTTTGTATTTTGTCGTCTTTCCCAGACTCCCTAGCCATCTCAAGAATTTGGTGACCATATTTCATGTTCATCAATCCTTCATAGATTGCTTTAGGGTAAGCATTTGGAGCACTGGGTTGAGCGACTACATCGACAGTGACAATTTCAAAGTCACTGACATGTCCGTTATGCGGATCTACATTACCTGATCCGCGACTTGATACTCCCAATCTTACGCCAGACTGTAGCATGGTTTTAACCAGCTCGCCCATTGGTGTTGGAAGTATCTTTAGTTTTCCGTATCCGTTAGGACCATCCATCCACATTTCAGTAATCATGTGGCATACACGGTCTAAATTAATTTTAAGGTCATCTGGGTGATCAACTTCACCAAGAACACTGTTACCATCTTTGATTTGCTCATTAAGTGTTTTAACGGCTTTATCAATTTCGTTAACAGGGTAAACTCGCTCATTGGCGTTTTTGACTCCACCTTGGATGCAGATGCCTTCCATATAAAGATCCTTACCATCTTTACCTTCCACAAGTTTAATGCGGGCGGTTTCGAAGGTAAGGTTTTCTCTAAGGTAAAGAGCCATACTCAAACAGTCCTTAAGCTATTGGACTTTTGGTATTCACACCTGAAGCTTGTGCTAGATCCGGCTTTGTAGCTGGCTTTACATCTGGCTTTGTTGTGTTACCTTGGTCTGTGTACTTTGGTGTTGGGCGGCCTTCTTTGCCTTTGTTTCCATCATCAAAGTTTACTGGATGTGCATCCATTCCTTTTTGACCTGAGTTAGCAGCTACTGGTGATTTACTAGCAGGTGAAGTTGTTACTGGCTTAGGAGCAGCAACTAGGTCAACGTTTTCATTAAAACGACCTTCAACTTCAACATCAACATCAATTGGCTCATCCATTTGATCTTGCATGTCATCAATCTCGTCCTGCTCCATGTCAGTGTCGCTATCGATATCATCAATCTCGTCTTGTTCGCCTTCAATGTCGTCTGTGTTGTCATCAACTTGACCCATTAGTTCTTCAAACTCGGCCATTAGTTCGTCAAGTTTGTCCTCTAGACCAACTACACGGTCTTCTAGGTCTTCTTCTGCATCGTCATCGACGTCAACGTCGATCATTGCAATTTCTTCTTCTTCATCTTCGAAAGCAACACCTTCTTCTTCGGCTTCTACTTCATCGATAAGATCATCAACTTGCGAACCACCTAAGTCAGTTTCGTCAATTTTTTGATCGTTGTCATGTTCTGCGTCGCGCTTGCCGCGCTTGCCCATTTCGTCGTCTCTACGATCTTTCATGGACTGTTCTTTGTCTTTTTCAGCACCGTCTTTAGCACCTAGATGCTCATCTTCACGATCCTTGTAACCTTGTTTCTTTTCTGAAATTTCTTCTTCAGACATAATTTCTTCGTAAATGTCTTTTGACTTTTCAACGACAATTTCGTGGAAAAGTGCTTCGGCATTTTTTTGATCGTCATTAATGACGTATTCAATGAGTTGTTCAAATTTGTTCATAAATTGTTCCTCCAAGTATGGGCTCAGTGAAGTATTTACATGAAATGTAAAAAACTAGTAGTTTATAGGGTTAAAATGGGTAGAAAATGAAGAATTTATTTGACTAAAGAAAAAATCTCTAACAAATTCTTACATTTGTGGCGGTGGTGGTGCAAACTGTGCTTGAATCTTTTTTAACTCTTGTTCTTTTTCATAGTTGCGCATGTCATACATGCGGCGCAGCTTTGAAATTTGTTTGAGAGTTAGTTTTGTTTTACGCAGTTCGCCAAGCTGAGGAGTAGAGTTATCGTCCTCTAAATCCTGATAGCC